GCGCTCCTCGATGAATTGATGGTCCTCCCTGGCGAGAGTAACTCTGTTAATCTCAAACCAGTTGTTCGACTTGGCCCAAGTCAGGAAGTCGTATACCGTCCTTGGGCTCTCTAGTTCCTTAGTCATGACTCCTCCTTTCACCCAGGTACACTAGAGTCATCATTCTGGGCCCTCTTTTGAGTGTAGATGCTAGATTATACATCTTTTCAATTTTCTACCACGATAACGCTGACGCCAGCCTCTTTCGCTTGTTTAACCATGTTAGCAGTACCTCGACTGTTGGTTAGGTCCTTATGGAACGCTACGACTAGTTGAGGCTTGCCTTCAGTCAACATCTGAGCATTACGGATCGGACTAGCAGCACGTCCATACCTTCTCCAATCAGCTGAAAATTCTCGAACATTCATTCCTGCTGCGTAGGCCTCCTCTTTAGCAAGGCTGTCAGCTCCTCTAGCTCCTCCTTCAATGACTGTATCATATCCGAAATCTTGAAGTTTGGCTATCCATGTTCTGATAGCTAAACGATCAGTCCAATTCCTATCACCACATATCAAAACGTTCATGGGACCAGAACGAGGCACCTCCTCTAGAGCTATCTTATACCAGTTACCTGAAAATGTAAACAGCCTGAACTAAGAAATCTCATCTCTGTCTAGTGTAACTATGTCTCCTTCGTTCAACTCAGACTTCGTAGTGTAGACGCCTTGAATCTCGAACTCCTCACCGTTGTAGAGGAACCTCTCTCCCTTCTTCCTCCTCCTATGTCCTCCTCCATACGTTTCAGTATGAACATCATCTGAAGTCAGAACGGATTCAGCTTGGCCTCCTCCATCCTCCTTGATTAGTCTACGAAGCTTCGCTGACGGAGAGCTTGGATTCTCCATATCCTTTAGGAGAGCTCGGAACTCCAAGATAGCCCTTCGTTGCTCAGGTTTTAACATTTGAAATACTGACGGCACTGTTTCACCTCGTCAATTGAATAGCAAATTGGCTGACCCAATTCTAGTGCTCGCTCCTTCTCCTTTTCACAACCATACGAGTCTCCCAAAGATAGGAAGATATCACATCCATCTAAGAGGCCTAGGCATAACTTCAACCATGTTGATTCTTCTGGAGAGTCCTTCCAGTTCTTATGTAAAAAATGAAATGCGTGAGGAACTACAGGAATAAAGCCTTCAAGTAATAGCTTCCTTCCAACCTCAATGGCGAAGTCAACATTCCTCTCTATGTCCTCTTCAGGTAGATTTCTCCTTCTACCATACGGACTGCTGACATAAACTTTTAGTGCTCTACCTTCGTTCCGCATAGATATTCAAATTCTCCTTTATCTGAATTCCAAGATTTTTCAAGTATCGTTACTGTAATCGAATCGTTTGAAAGCTTGATGTCATCACTCCTAGACAAATAGGATGAGAAGAAGTCCTTAAGTAGAGTTTTACGTACATCACTAGGTTGTGATTCCAACTCTACATCTAGAAATGGAACATCCTTCAGATAAAGCTTATTGTCGCTCAATTCGGCCTTTATAACAAAATTGTGGCCGATCTTAGAGATTTCCTTGAACAGGCGGTCCCTTAGTTGCTGATCGACTTCAACATCCTTCGAGATCGGACGAATCCAATAGTCCTGCTCGTATTTTCCTATGATTACGTTTGCTGCCATTTACTTATCACCAAGTCTTTGTATGAGCTTATTCCTAGTAGCATAAAGATTCCGTTCGACGAGCTTCTTCAAACTCTCCCTCTGGACCTTGTCAGATAGTGCTGCTTCGATGTGAGTCAAAACGTCTCCTACGAGATGGCCGAACTCTTCCATTATCACCTTGTCGTTCTCTGTCATGTTTGCCATATGAACCTCCTAAACTAATCCTTTTCGTTCCAATCCGAATCTCACATCATCTGGTAGACTACGGATTCCTTCACGTATAGAGTTCAGGAGAAAGTACACTCCTTCCCTCCGTCTTATAGTATCTATAACTCGAAATCTCAGGTTTCGACCTCGACCCATCGGTATGAGTCTTTTATTTCGATAGACGATGTCTTGCGGTGGTACGTAGGTTCCATCCCTTCTGGTGTAGCCTCTTCTATGGACAACTTGCGTCCCTGTTATCGGAACATCTCTAGGGATTCCATTCTCCACTGCTGCTGCATACGGAGCTCTATAACCCATCTCTATTCCATTGTCGAGACGATTAACAAATCCAGACCGCTTGAGATTGCCAGTATCTACTGGAACCTTCTGTTGGCTAATATCGAATATACGATCACCGTTTCTCTGGATTCCGAGTACGACTGCCTCAATAATCTTATTGCGTGTTTCTCTGTTCATAATTCTTTCTGACAGCTCTCAAATACGTAATGGCATCATACATATCTTTAAATCCTACTAGATGGTCTCTATCTGGAAATAGCACTACAGTAGGATTACAGACATGAGCTCCAAAGAAACCATTAGAGAGAGCATAATCATCATATACATCATAGGTACCTGTCCTAATAGCTAGACACTCCGATTCATTATAGCGATACTGTTCGATCGTTCCGACATGCTGGTCCTCGATCACTACAACTCTAGCATTAGGAAAGTACATCTGTTGGTTTCTTTTACAGGTATGTGTCAAATTAAACGCCGACCTAAAGCGAGACTTATGCATTCTTAGAATACCATAAACGAAGTCTCCCACCTTGAGATTAACCAGTGCTGCATGTTTGGTATAGACTAGATGCAAGCGTCTCATCAATTCTCCATCCCAGTCTTCTCCTTCAAGCAGTGTCGTCCAGTAATTATGCTGACCGACTCCGACGAACAAAATCTTGCTAAGCAACTTCTTCAATGTCAGAACATAAAGTCCCTTCTGAGACGCAATCGGAGCTTGATTATGCGAGCTCCCGATCTTACTCGGTTGAATTATGTTATGATAGCCGTCTCCTCCAATCACTGCATACAGTCCAGGTTCCTTCTCAATCGTATTGCAGTCTCGTTCTAGACTATCATAGTCAACTCCAAATGCTCCGATATGCATATCTGAAACGAATGTGACTGCAATCGGTAAGGAGGTATCTATCTTCATGGAGAGCTCTGTAGGTACTTGTTGATGGAAGGCAATGAGCTTGTTTATCTGCTTCAATACATTGATGTGTTCCTCCCATGTACTATCTTGAGGAACCTCTGCAACAGGAACAAGCTCTGTAGATTTACATGAACTTCGATAGTCCTTTCCTGTACTGTAGCTAACACCATATATTTCGCATAGTTTGAGTTTTTCAAGATGGGTAGCCTCATCCCATTGTTTACACCAAATGTTCGATTCTTCTGTTCCTCTCTTCGGTAACTTTCTTACAGCCAAATGGACCTCCCTAGCAGCTAAAAACTGCTACATAAACTCCTCGACTCTGAAGACAATCCTCCTCATAAACAAGTTCATCAGAGTCTCCTATCATCTCAGCTGCTCTAAGCAACTCCGAGGCATTTCTGCATTTGTTATTGTAGATATCAAAATGAGATACAAAGAACAACCTATATGAATGAAATGACTCGACATGCTGTGTCCTTCTCAGAAATATCATAGTTCCACAACCGTCATGTCATCAATATCAATCATCAACCTACACATACATCTTGGACAATAGAATTCCTTCAGATGTCTCTCTTCGAACTCCAAGTCAACTGAATTATCTGAGCTCAATTCTTCTGAGAAAACTGGCATATCGAAGCTAGCATCCAGCTCATCAGGATCCTCGAAGGAATGTACAAATTGTGCATCAGTCATATGCAAACCCCAAGGTAGTAGTAATCCTAAAGTCCATCATCATACTACTAAACCTATTTCCTCGGAATTCTCGTTCTCGAGGTTTTCTACTCAATGAGCATCTCTGATTGAACTGATCCGCCTGCCATTTACCATTAGGAAGACGTTGCTCCTGTCTCTCCCATAGAAAGCAGGCTTCAGTAAATGTCAAAGGATTATACGAACTCCGAAGCTTGCTTATCTCCTTCGTCCTACTGTCAAAATGAGTATTCCAATGATACTCGTAGTAGTATTTGTATTCGTCATTATTCCAACCTACAAGCCTTCCGATATTAGAAACAACCGCAGTCTCAGTTCGAACGATTCTCTCGATCATCCACCTCTTTCCTGAGACCTCCTCCTTGATTGCATTAACAATCGCAGGAACAGAAAATGGAACACCTTCCGAAGTATAGCTATCAGCTATTATCCTCCGTATTATGTCCACCAAATTGTCTGTGAATGTAACGATCCTCGAACCGATCGCGTTCGGATTAGACTGGACTAACTGTAGTGCTTGAAGATCGATCAGTCCAACAGTCTCTTTGACTGCCGAAGAGGCTATTCCTGCCGCATATCCTCTAAGGAACAGGTTACGAGTGACCTCGTCCAATTCCTCTGCCATCTCTTGCGTCCAGAGACGAACCTCGTTCTGGATTCTATTTACGAGCTCATATTGTGGAGTTGTAGAGTCAACATCCGCCAGTATTGAGTTGAGCCTTGTCTTCAATGAGTTGTAAATGCCCTCCTCGATATTAACTCCCATTTGTCTAGTAGATGGAGTAGTAGACCCTACAGAGAATCCGCTGGCCTTGAGAATCTCATCTATCCAGACATAGATGTCCTTCGTATATGCATCAGGAAACTTCTCGAGATTCATCCTACTTCTCTCTCTTAGTACGTTTATTTTGTTGTTGTGTTACGTCTTCATCGCACTTGTCTACCGCTTTTTCTCCACGAACTGGCCTAGTCATAGGATATTCCTGTTCAGGCCTGAAGGCTGGAGATTTCCTTCCGCTGCCGACTCCGCCTTTATCTATATCACGGCTTTCTCTCAGAAGATACTCAAAATTATCACTGCCGGCCTCCTCTTCCTCTGGCTGTTCTTCTTCACCCTCCTCTTGAGGACCTTCAAGACCAGGCATCTCCTCTCCTCCTGGGCCTCCCATTCCAGGCATTCCTCCCATCATACCCATTTGCTGCTGGCTCTTATCCATAGCCTCACCAGATACGATGAATTTAACATCATCCATATCCCTAGTTCCAGGAGCAATCTCGACAGTAAAGCCCATATTCCACAGGGTCTGAGCGATGTTCGAACGTTGTTGAGCGAACTGAATCCTCGTAGCTTCAGCCTTTTCTTCAGGCTGTCTCAGCTTCAATCTCCAATCAGTAACTCCGAAGGCGTTCAAAATAGCTGGTAGAATCTTTTCATTGAATATAGTTTGCTCCCTCTCAACAGCTCGACTTGTAACTACAAGCTCTTGAGTCTGAGACATCATTCCGCCTCTAGCTTCAGATACTCCTTGCCATACTGGAGAAACTCCATATATAGAAGCAATTCTCTCCCTGATTTCTTGTTTTACTGGTAGATAGTCCATCTCCTGGAGAGTATGGAATAACCTAATGAGGTCTGTACGGCCGCGTCCTGTCTTTTGCGAGACTCCGATCCAAGGAACATAACCATCAGGGTCCTCTCTAACCTTAGCCATTACATGGTCCTTCTCTCTCCTCAAGCTTTCAGGATCGTCTGTTGTAGTCAGAATAATAGATGACGGTATCTTACGTTCATAGAAATACCGATAGAGAGTTCTCTCCATTCCTATGAGAGTCAGAGCCTTCTCAAATACAGTCAGTATCGGACTAGTACCGTACAGTTCTGAGTCCTCAAATTTGGAAGTATGACAGATCTCCTCTCGAGTAAAGTAAATCGTCTTGTTCTTACCTGCTGAGGGACCTCCTGAAGTCGGCATCATCGTAGAACCTAAGAACATTGGAGTGAATTTGTACATTGCAGGAACAAGTTCTGCTCCACATTCAGGACATACTCCAGGTTCTCCGTAGACCATTTCTCTATGTAACAAACAGAACCAATGAGACTTACATGGACGTCCTTCATCATTGAGGTCGAACTCAACTAGACCAGGATGAATCCGACGAATCTCAGACAATCGCGACTTTATCTCGTCTCCATCCTGATAATAATCATTAACCAGACAAAGGAAGGCATCATCGACCTTATTCATATCTCTGGAGAGGCTCTTCAGAACCTCGAGTAGTGACTGACCGAACTCATTAACACTCTCGGAGAATTTTTCGAACCTTTTTCTTTGAGATTCGTCTGGAGCCACTAGATTAGTAGAGCCACATCTAGAACATGAATCGACTTCAAATGAGAACTCCTCACCACAGTCAGAACATTTCCGAGAGAACTTCGGCTCCCATTGTGTACCCTTTCTGAATACTTCTCCTTCAATTACAAGAATCGGGCCTCTCAATTCTGAAACTGTGGATGCGAGAATAAACAATGTTTGAATCAGGATAGGCCTATTAGATGCTTGAGCCATCAACCACGAGTTGACAACAGCTTCTATACCTGGAGTCGGTGTTCGATGACTAACTCCACTCTTCGACAAGAAGTCAAAGAATCCAGCCAGCTCATGACTTCTTACGAAGGAAGAGTCTTTTGGTAGGAAATCCGCTATTTTTGCCATTTTATCTATCAGATTCCGCGATATCCTCTGAAATCGCAAGTTTCATAAGATTTTGAACAATATATCTCTTGAAACTCTCGGAACTCCGTCGAGGTCTTTGTTCTCCTTCATACGACTCTTCGAGGTCCTCATCTAGTGATGCTGACGATATATCACTATACGGCACGTACCTCTTCAATCGACCGAGTCGTTTAGCTTCAGTCAAAACTGCGAGCAATCCATCTTCAGTCAGATGAGTTAGCGCTGGAGAATCATCAGGTAATTCATCTGAAATCTCCATATTTTCTAAAGATGGGTGCCAGAGATCGAGAATGGTCCAAGAAGATGTAAGCTCGTTGAACCTTACTTGGTATCGTTCCTCATATTGCTGGAATGTCTTTCCTATGGCCATTTGTTCCTCCTATCCTAATTCCAATTCTTCTTTAGTAAACAGTCCTCCACATATCAAACACTTTGCAGTCTCGAAGTCGTCCTCTGTAGCATTAGAACTACCTGATCTGTATGACAGTCCGACTGATGTATGACATATAGGACAAGCAATCCGCTCTGATTTTCTAGCTGATAGAGGCTCATCTATAAAGCCTTCTTCTGTAGAGAACTCTCCGAGTTGCGTTACACCTCGTTTATTACGTATCTCCTCATTGTAGGCCATTGCTGCTAGAGCTACTGACCAAAAGGAGTCTCCATGTCCCATCGGCGTTTCTGGAGCTCTTAGATTAGAATCAACACAGACAATCTGAGAGATGAATCTATCATCGCTGATCAATTCAATCATTCTGTCATGGACAAGCTGCTCAAATATCTGTGCCATCTCATTTTTAGCCTTTGAACTGAAAACTGTCATCTTACATTGATACGGTAGACCTCTATCCTCAAGTTCTCCACGAGTGTTGTCAACATAGACTGCATCGATCTCGAAGTTGTCGATCGCAGTTCTCAAATAGTCGACTTGTTCAGTGTATGACATATTGTCCAAGAACGATTGATGAAGCTGGATTAATCGATTATTGATTACTGCAAATATTGAAAGATGACTTGGATTCCTCTTTTTACCTACATCGAAACCGGCAATGACTGCTTGTCTCGACATAGTAGGTCTTGAGTGTATCGACCAGTTCTTCAGATCCCTATTGATTACTGGTTCCAGATCCTTTGAAGTGAAGTACGTTGTTGTAGAGAGATATGGAACAAGCATGAACTCTGTTTGGAACGCTCGTTGCTGTTGAGGAGTAGTACCAGCTTGAGAGAGCAACCACTCCTTATCGTACGGAGGATCCATCAAAACTTCATGCTCATCATCTGGATTCATTGCTGGTAGAGCTCTATAGTAGAATCTACGGTCCTCCTTCAATTTGAACAAGAGGTCATTAGGAAGCATTGGAGTTCCAAGAACCCATAGGAAGGCTCCTCTGATAGGTATGTTAATCATCTCCCTCATGAACCTATCTTCGGTCTTCTCAATATCAGAATAACTCATCGGATTATTAGGGTCTCTAAGAAGGTCGTCACATATTGCAACTCCTCTAACGTGAGTACCTCGTTTGAACGTAAAGACTCCACTAGTTAGAATCTTACAGATCCTGCCACCATAGCGATACTTTACAACTGCATCTGATAATGGAGAAGCATCCTTCATACGAGTCTTCAATATCGGATTCTCCTCGATTTTGTTCTTCACAATTCCAGTGTGGTATTTCGCCATTACCTCTTTGTTTGAGATGTAAATGGAGTCAACACCAGGTCTCTCCATCATTAGGTAGACTGTAAATGCTTCTGCTAAAGTCGATTTCAGGTGTGCTCTCGGAAGGAGTAAAACGTAGAATTTCTCGTCTCGTCTGGCTCGCTCGAGGTCCTCACATATCAATTGTATGTGCCAATTTTGGAACCACTCTGGATGGTCGTAGGACAACGCCCAAACTTCTGTGAGAAATTCGTAGAACGATCCTGGATGTATGAGTGTACTCGATTTTACTTGAGAAATTGAGAGTTCCTCAGAGATTTTCTTTAATGCACCGTTATAGTCCAGTCCTTCCATTTACTTTGTCAACAAATTTCGCAGTTTAGCTGATACTCTTGAGAGAACTTCTGGATCGTCAATTTCACTCTTCAACACGTCAATGATGCCATTGATTAATTTGAGTGCAACTGCACCTGAGCGAATTTCTCGCTCTCCTTTGATTCCTTTATCGATCAATTCAGCAGCTTCACTCGGTCTAGTGATTTCAACCTCTTCAAGCTCCAGAGCCTTACCACCTTTCTGGATCATGAGCTCATACATCTTCAGATGCTCACGAGTTCGGTCATCAAGCTCTGCATCTAGAGCTCTACCAGTACCAGACATCTGCCTAATGGCTAATGCTCTACGATCATCATCCCAATTTCCATGCTTCTTCCAAGAGGTTACTGTAGAAGCTGGAATGTACTTGCCTAGTCTTCTAGAGAGCTCTTCTGCGACTGCAGCACAACTAGCTTGTGAGGTAACATATATCTTCCTCGCTTCTTCGATCACTTCTAGTGGATATTTAGAACTCAATTATTTGTATCCCTCCGCATTTCGGACACTTAAACTTATTTTCTGACAGACGGATAAACTGACTGATATGTAGCTTTATCCCACAAAATATACATGTTCTATACATATTTTAACCTATATTCGCATTACCATAAAGTCAATTGATAGCAACTTTCCTTCCTTCGTTCCTTTTCTCGAAAGTTACACAACGCTTCTACCTCTTCCTTTCGCAATTTAACCACTACGATATGGTGGTCTTTTTCAAGAACTTTACATAACTCGTAATTATTCCATGGGTCCTTCACAACCTCGTAGTGCATAGCTAGGCTCAGTTAGATCCGTCCTCCATTAGGATACCGGCTGAAGTCCATATGTCCTTGAGCAAGCCTTGAGTGATTTTTACACTCAGCAAGGTCGTGCTTGATTAGATCAGTGTGAATCTCCTTCTTACCGACAAACAGCTTCTCCCTTGTACAGATACCAGAGAAGTAGTCCTCATCAAAATGTCTCTGAATTCTGTAGTCCTCATCAAAATAGTGCTTTTCATCAAGCTTCTTGTAATAGACGCAATCCTTTCGATTACAGTAAACAATTGTTCCCATAGGCACCTCCAGAGTTCACTTTTATGCACGCTCGTGACATCTTTTGACGAGCATAATAAATATATCATCTATAGCAACTCACAACGTCCGTTCTGACAATCTGAGAAATCAAGATATACTCCGTCTTTGCAGTTATTTCTAAAGATTGTCACTCCCTTGGCGTTGTTCTGCCAAGCATAAATGTACGCATCCTTGACATCTTGCACAGTAGCCTCTTCAGGCATATTGATAGTCTTCGAAACTCCAGCATCAGTGTATTTCTGAAAGACTGCTTGCATATCTATGTGTGATCGATAGCTGATCTCATGAGCAGTCTTAAAGGTCTTTCCTTGGTATCCTTCAGAGAGAGGTATCGCCTGATTGTCGAGAACAACCTTTACATAGTTCCTAGAGAAAATTGGCTCTATTCCAGATGAGACTCCTGCAAGCATACTGATCGTACCTGTAGGAGCCATCGCCAATAGACACGCATTCCTACGAGGTCTCCTTCCATTTCTTCTAAACTGAGGAAATGCTCCCCTCTCTCGAGCTAGCTCCTCAGAAGCCTTATAGGCTGTATCCCTAATGAACTTCATCATTCTGTCAGCTAGATCGAGAGCCTCCTCAGAATCATATTCAAGACCAAGCATAACCAACATATCTGCCCAACCCATAACTCCAAGGCCAATCTTTCGAGTCTGACGAGTAGCGTTCCGGATTTTGACATTCGGATAGCAATTCACGTCTATGATATTGTCTAGAAATCGAACTGCCAGTCGAACAGTATCTCCTAGAGCCTTCTTGTTGAATGAGCCGTCTCGTACGAAATTGGTGAGGTTTATTGAACCCAAATTACATGATTCATATGCAAGTAGTGGCTCCTCTCCACAAGGATTCGTACCCTCAATTCGGCCTAACCATGGAGTCGGATTATCCCTATTGATAGCATCATAGAAGAGAAGCCCTGGATCGCCAGTGTTCCAAGCATTCTCTGCGATCAGATCGAACAAGGAGGACGCTTTAACTTGCTTGATTTTCTCTCCTCTCCAAAGAAGGTTGTGTCTTCGACCAGTAAGAACTCTTCTCATAAATTCATCTGTAACTACTGCAGAGATGTTGAAATTCGAGAGTCCTCCATCAGATTTCATCGAGACAAATTCTTCAATGTCAGGATGAGTTATCTTCAAACTACCGATGTTTGCTCCTCTACGGACTCCTCCTTGCTTGATTACATCTGTAGTAGTGTCAAATATCCTAAGGAAGCTACATGGTCCACTCGCCACTCCGAGAGTAGAATTTACTGGGAAGTTCCTAGGTCGAATTTTTGACAAAATAATACCGGTTCCTCCACCGGTCTTGTGTATCACTGCAGCTCTCTTTACTGTATTCATGATTGACTCGATGGAGTCCTCTATCGGCAGAACGAAACAAGCTGACAACTGACCATCCTCCTTACCAGCATTCATGAATGTAGGAGAATTCGGTAAAAAGTCTAATGATTCAATAATGCCATAGAACTCATCTTCATACCTTTTCTGAGCCTCCTCGTCCTTTTCAGCTGAAGCTGCGCATTTCGCAACTCTACGAATCATGTCTTCATGAGTCTCAAACGAGCCATCCGCCTTTCTCTTGAGGTATCTCGCTTCAAGAATCGTCTGCACATTTTCTCTAAAGATACTCATTCAAACCTCCAACTCTATTACTCTAATTTTTCTTTTTTGCTCGAGTCCGCCCTGGAGTTCTACCAGCGGTATCCGGATCTAGACCCTTTATTGTATCATCAACGCTAGAGAGTGATTCTAACATCTTTTTAGTAAAACAGTAAGACGGAGATATCTTCAATTTCTGTATCTCCCTCTGCCTCAGAATCCAAGGCAAGTCTTTAAACGTATCTAATGTACAGATCGGCTCATCTGGGAACCACACAACAGATGGCTCTGAATTGTATGGACAGAGAGGCGCTCTGCACCTATCAAATTTCGGACACTTTAGTATTGAACTCTTCAAGATTCAGACCGATTTTCTCAGACAAAAAATAGAGACCAATACCGACTGCATCAACTTCATCTTGAGTCAATGTCTCCAGCTGAGGAAATCTTCTACACAAAGAAGCTCTAATTTCATCCTTTGTCGCATTACCCTTACCTACAGCAACACGCTTCCATGAAGTGTTATGAACCATTGTATACGGAATATTCTTCTCATTACAAACAAGCTTGCACATTGCAATGACTTCAAGGATAGCCTTTGAGCTATTAAAGTTCTGAAAGTATACTGCCCTCTCGATAGCGACATTATCTGGTTGAAACTCATCTATGAAGTTCTTCAAACCTTTAAAAAGCTGGTAAACTCGACTATCGAGACTTGATTTTCTATCAGCATCAATGGTGATCGTCCCTTCAAGCTCATTATCCTTGAAGCACGCTAAAGCAATCCTAAAACTACTACAGTCAATAGAAAGCAACGTCATATCTTAAAACTCCTTCGATTCTTGCCTCGACAGATATCAAAATAACCACACCATGTAGGATTACAACTCCAACCGGTAGGATTAGGAGGAAATACACCGAGTGCAATCTGTTTAGCAATCATCTTAACCATCGATACCCACCAGTCAATCTCATCCTTAGTTCTAGAAAAATCTATAACTTGAACTTCTGGATGGTTCTTCTTGACAGCAACATGATAGTTGAACTTTCCTCCATCAGGATAAAGGTACGCAAGAGACTGAAGATCAGAATATTTCTGATTAACACTATATTTCTTCTTTGAGAGCTTATGGTCCACAACTACTCCATCCTTTGTCAAAAGGTCTCTAACTCGTACAAACGGAATATCTTCTATATACACTACTTCCTTATCTTCAACACTCTTCGGGATAATTAACGGCATGGTCTCAGACACGTATTTCTCAACTAAGACAATCATTTGGTCCTTCAACTTTCCGGGATGTCCTCCCCAGACTATATCAGTTTCCTCACTCAATTTATCGATCCATGCCTGGTTAGCGACTTCTTTGACCAAATCTACTGAAGGCTCTGTGTTTGTATTTAGTTTTGTTTTATAGCCATATTCTATAGCACTATGATATGCAGACCCTTGAATCATTGCTCCAGCTGGAGGAAGCTTTATACCTTCAAGATATCTGAACATATATTGTCTTGGACATCTGAGAAACATCGACACCTGTGTATGAGACAAACGAGGGACACTATTCCTTTTCATCTCAGTTACTTCAGGCTTATTGATGATGAGCTCTTCCTCAACAATATCTTCATCCTTAGGTATCAACGGTTTCAGTGACACATTATTACTCCTTTACATTCTCATGTATGAACTCGAGGATTTTATTTCGAGTTGCCTCAACCTTCTTCGAATCAAGTATCTCAGTATCTTTAATTCTCAGAATAGGAATACCAAAGTTATCAAGAATCCACTTGTCTCTTCGTTCGTCCCTCTTCCAACCATGATAGAACTTTCCATCAGCTTCGAAGCCCAATTTGAAGGTGTGACAGTAAATGTCAATCTTATACGGACCTACTGGATACTCTTCAACGACGTCCAACCCGAGGTCCTCAATCATTTTCATTAGCTTCGTCTGACACTTCGACATTCGGTTCAATCTCCAAAACAAGCCTCTTCAATTCGTCGAATTCCTCTGGATTCTCCTGCAAGTACTTGACGAGACCTAATTTTCCTAAAATCTTTTTGTCCTTGTATGAGAAGTACGGACCAGCTTGAGTTACAACACCAAGTTCCAAAGCAAGATCGACAATCACTTGAGGTATGTCCATATATCCTGACAAATAGAACGGCAATGAAGTCTCACCATGAGCTGTTCCGACCTTATTCTTCTCTACTCTAAAATGAATCGTAAATCCAACCTTATTAGCACCGTCCTTTATGAACGCTCCTCTTGAAACTCGAAGAATAATACTAGCGAAGTGCTGTTGAGCCTTACCTCCAGGAAGAGCCTCAGGAACATATGGACCTTGACCTATCGTCATGCGAATCTGGTTCAACATAATGAAGGTAGTTTTGGTGTTGATTTGAGTGATTTTTCGGAGGCCTCGATTGAGAAGACGTGCAAGTGAACCTACAGACTGATTTTCAACACTCTGGTCCAATTCAGCTGTAGGAACGAGTGCTGCAGCAGAGTCAAGAATGACAAAATCAAACTCACTCTCAACTGCTTGTATACATGCATCAAGAGCAGCTTCTCCACAAGAAGGTTGAGAGACAACTAGCTTACCTATGTCTACTCCAGTAACCTTCCACCAGTACGGATCATAGGCTCTTTCTACATCAATGTATGCGGCAGACTCTCCTCGACGTTGAGCCTCAGCAACAATCTTTTGAGACAGAAGAGTCTTACCTGCTGAGTATGGACCAATAAAGAGGATGGTCTTAGCAACAGGCAATCCTCCTCCAATGATTTTATCAAGATTAGGTATTCCAGTAGACTTACGAACTATTACAAGGTCCTTATCATCTCCTAACCTAAAATTCGCTTCTGGATTCTTCTTTTTCTCCTTCTTTATGAAGTCATCATACTGAGTCACGTAGGTCCTCCCAGCTCCTGAGTTCTACACCAGCAAGCTCGAACAACTGCTCTGTCCTGCCATCTGAGAAGTAATCGTCTCTGTAGTAAACCGCCTTCACACCTGCATTGACAAGCATTTTCGCACAAGTGAAGCAAGGTTTACAGGAACAATATAAGACAGCTCCGTCCGAGCTCCGGCCGAACTTAGCGGCTAGGAGTATCGCATTCACTTCAGCATGGACTGCTAGACAATTGTCGAGGTTGTATCCTGAATCTGACCCTTCTCT